CCTGCTTCCAGAGCCGCCAGGTAATCGCACCCAAGCCCTTGGCGCGGCCCGTGAACTCGTCATAAAACACCTGCTGCTTGAGCTCTTTGAAGCGAACAACCTCTTTCACTCCAAAGTCGCCGGCCGATTCGGTCGCGTGCTCACGGAGCATGAGGCGAACGATTACCTTAACCCCGCCAACGGCCACCTCTTCCCACATGAGGACATCGTCGGCCGGAAAGAGCACCACGTACGGCCGTGCCTTCGCCGCTTTTGCATCGGCGAGCGTGGCGATGGCTGATGTTTCCGGATAATCGGTCAGGAGCACCGAGTGTCCGAGGTGGAACGCGTTGTCCAGCGTCGTGGTCGCGAAGACATTGATGTGATTCCCTTCGCCGTCTACATCCTCGCAGAGATCCTTGATCGCTTGGGGAACATCAGCCCCGAGCTGGACCGGCTCCGACATGACCAGGCCGACGTGCTCGGCCAAGGTCGTCGAGTAACGCTCGTCCATGAACGTCATCAGCACCCGGGCGTTCCAATCTTTCAACGTCTCGGCTTCGAACTTTGGGAGGTACTTCGATCGCTTCTGGCGAATCGCGGAAGTTCCGGCCCGCACATCCATCACGACCGACCACCGCGCCGCCATTTCGAGATAGGCAGGGCAGGCATAATCGGGCCGCGACGGATCGGTCGAGAACCCACCGATGTCCACGCTCTCAAGCAGGTCGCCGGAACTGACGGGGGATTCGACGGCTGGGGCGGTCATTTAGAACGCCACCTGCGTCTGCTTCCACTTGGCGGCCAGCACATTGAATTCCTGCCAGAGCAGGTAATCCATGGCATCGCACACGTGATCGAATCCGGACGCTTTGTCGCGGATGCTCGTGCCCTCTTTGTATGTGAGATTCTTGAGAGCGGTGACCAGAGCCTTTGCCCGCGGGTGGATTCGCACTCGGCGCCGGTCCCCTTGGAGCAACATCGCCTGCGTGTTGTTGACGCGATCGACGACGACCGGAGCTGCGTTGGGCGCCCGCACTTCGAACTTGGGGCCTTCCTGCCCTGTGACCGGATCGCGGCCAGAACTCGTCTTCTGAATGATCGTGTAGTCGGTCTGCCCCACCGCGGCCGACGTGCGGCGCTGCTTCCCTGCGGGATCTGGGCACACGACGATGCGGCGCCCGGGATACCGGCGCGCGATCTCATCCATCACCTGCTCCGTGTTGGAGACCGGAACCTCGAGCGAGTCGAGCACGTGCAGCTCGTCGCCCACCCGAACCCCGATCACCGAGGCCATGGGATTCACGTTGAAGTCCTGGCCGACAAGAATCTCAGCGCCCGTGTCCTTGACCGAATCGTCGACGTTGCCGACGGGATACGCCGAGGCGGAAAAGCTGGAGTAGACTCGACCCTCGACATCATCCAACCGCTCGCCGTGGATCTCTTGCCGACCAAGCCTCGTTCCCTCGTACTTAGCGAGGGTTGTGTCGAACCAGATCGGAGAAAGATTGGCTCGGTTTTCGTAGCTCGAGCCTTTGGTCGTGACTGTATTGGAATCGTTCTCGATCTCTTCGAGGATGGGGATGGGTCGGGGCGTCGTAGTGATGAGCACGCGAGGCTGGTCACTCGATACTTCACGCATCCCGAACTGGAGGTTGTCCCAGACCTCTCGCGGGTTCTTATACTTCCCGAACTCGTCGAGCCATGCCGTGTCGCCAGAGAAGCCGCGGAGCTGATCGGCCTCCTCCGAGGAGTAGACCGTTGCCCACGATCCGTTATCCCACGTGAGTCTGCGCTTGGAAGGTTCATAAAGCGGCTGCTCTGACGGCGGCACGTTCCGAAGGATCCCGGCCGGCCCTTCGATCATGTAGTCGCGCGCGTCTGCGGGAGTCTTTGCCACTATCGCGGCCCAGCGGCCAGCAACTTCCTTGGCGCGTCGATGCACCCAACTGCCGCCAGTGCGCGTCTTCCCGAACCCGCGTCCCGTTTGGAGGAGCCATGTTAACCAGTTGCCTGGAGGCGGGAGCTGCTTTGGGCGAGCCCAGAATTCCCAATCGTATTCAAGAGCCTCGAGCTCCGCCGGCGACAACTCCGAGATTATTCGTGTGCGGTGCGATTCTGGAAGCAACGCCAGCGATTCGGCCAACGATACGCTTTCTGAGATCATCCGTCTTTACCTCGACCGGTCCGCCATCCTTCCCGGTGAGCTCCATTTTGTGGCGGTTCGTGTAGAGCTCGCCGACTTCCTTGGCCGCCTGCTCGGTCGAGGCCAGCACCATCATGTGGTTGCCTTGCTTCTGGGCCCTCACACATACGAGATCAAGCCGACGGAGCCGGACCGCGCGCTGCGCGATCGGCGCAGCGTTGGCGGTGTCCTCCAAGAACTTCTTCCGGGTCGCGTGGAAGATCTCGCACCACTTCTCAGCTGGTTTCGCACCGACAGTTGGGTCGTAGTGTTGAACGGCCTGGCGACTTACCTCGATGCCGTAGTCTTTCTTGACCGCCTCGGATACTTCCTGAGGGCCGTCGTACATCGCAAGTCGTTGCACCACTTCAAGTTTGACGTGATCCGGCAGCTTGTCGTTCTCCGGCCTCTCCGTCAACGCAGGGTCAACGCGTTTCACCGTGTGCTTGCGAGGCTTCCGACGTGACTTCGTGGCGGTCATGGCGCGCGCGGAATGAAGACGAGGTACGCACCACATCCGAGCACCCGATAAGGCCTGAGCGGCCAGCGGCAGTTGTCGGCCTTACCGTCGCGCATGCGCTCAAGGATCGCGGAATTGTGCTGCCCCCAAACGCGTTTGCGTTTCGTCAGTTCTTCTCGGAGCTGCGTCGTCATCTCGGCGCGTGCTGATGGCGGCGGAAGTCGCTCTGGATCTGCCTGTGCTTCGGGCAGAGTGCGCGGTCACCCTTTACATGCCAGCCCTTTGCGCGTGCTGCCTTCGCCGCCTCTCGGTTCGATCGAGCGGTGAATTGCGTGTGATCGGGGCAATCCTCGCAGAAGACCTTGATGACAGATTCGTACTTGGTCATCGCGACGCCATCCTCGGCCACGCCGCGGCGTCAGCCCAGATAGTGGGAAGGATCCGCAACACGCTGGTATTGCTCGAGGTGACGACCGAGGGCTTCCGACCTGTGAGGACATTGCCATCGCGATCGCGGAGCGTCACGTAATACTTGGCCTTCTCGCCTGGCAGCATCGATGCTTTCGAAAACGTGACGGTGACCGATGCCACCGCTACCGGAACGATGGTGACCGTTGACGTCGCGACGAGTGAGCCGCCGGCCGCAACGGTGATCTGAGCGATGCCTGGTCTAACTGCCGTAACCCAACCCGTTTGCGAGACAATGGCGATCGTCGTGTCGGAGCTCGCCCAAACCACGGTGACCGTGCGCGACAGTTGCTTCGTCTTCCCGACCTCTATCGTGGCCGTCTTTGGACTGACGGTGATCTTTGGAGTTTGTGCCGGAAGTGCAGCCGCGAACGCGACGAGGAGAATCGCCGAGAGTCGCTGAGTGGGGGCGATCGTCACAGATGACCCCATGTCCGCCCAGACCAAATGTCCCGAATGGTCGTAGGGGAGACGTTGAACACGCGGGCTAAGTCGCCGGCAACGCCGTGGACAACGCGGTTGCGGTACGCGCGAATCGCCCTCACATCCCTTGGCGTCAGCTTCGCTTGACCGTTTTTCTCACCCTTGCAGTCCTGGAGGCCATTGTCATGGGCGTGCTGGGCGTTGCCGATTCGGTTCGTCCATTCGAGATTATCGGCCCGGCAATTAGTGCGAACGGCGCTTTTGTGATTGACCTCAGGAAGCGCGGCGGGATTCGGAATGAAAGCCACGGCCACCAGCTTGTGAACGCTATGGCTCCGGCGTTGACCATTTTTGCACAAGTCAACAGAGGGATAACCATTTCGCGGAGATTGCTTTAGCTCGCGTTCGACGCGACAATTCTTGCTTGCGACCCGCTTCACTCGCCCAAGGTCGCTCACCTTATAATTCAGGTAGCCGGCGACCGGCACCCAGCGCTCCTCGATCACGCTGCCTTCCGCATGCAAGTGCCACAGGCCGCTTCCAAAATCTTGTCGGGCAACGCCGGCTGATTATTCGCCAGATCCAGCAGCGCTTTCGTTTCGCGATCGAGCCCGTATCGAGCTACGACACCGTAAAACTGTTCGACATCATGTCCCTTGATCGCGTACATCGGCGTGCCGTCGCGGTGGAACTTTGGGGCGCCGGTGTCCGTCGTATCCTGGGCGCAATGGTAGAGCTCATGCTCGACGACAGCGCAGAACGATCGGTCATCGAAATCTTTCAAGCGTGGCGCGTAGAGCGTGATGACAAAGTCGGGGACGGCTCCGAACCACTCCTCGAGCTGCTGTTCGCCGCGGCCTTTCTTCCACGCGCCCGCGGTCCCGCCTTTCGGATCCTCAGCCTGGCCTAGTATCCATCGCTGCTGCTTTCGGTAACTCTTGTTCGTCCAAAGAACTCCGAGGCGTGCGAATTCGAGGTGTTGGTGATCGGGATTGTGGAGTGGGGCGCCGGTGTTAATGAACGTCTCGCGAATCCATGCTTGGAGATCGGGCGCGGGGACGAACCGGATCGGGGCCACCTCGTCCACTGTAGTCGGAGGAGATGGCCTAAAGCGCGCAGGATTTCCGCGACGAAGCGCTCGCGAGAACGCGCGGTCGAAGTTGACAACGTTTGAT